TTACATACCTATAATGGTTTGCAGCAGACTGTTTGCAATCTGCAAGAAGCCAAGGAGGGGTCTATATTCGGGATTGAACGATGAGGATAGTGTATCCACGAACCACAAGAAGACAAACAGGGGGATGGATATTAAAAGACCATAGAGGAAGAAGGTCTTTAGTTTCATTAAGGTTTCTTTCATGGTATATAGTCTCCTTTAAGCAGGTTATTTAGGGTAATAATAAAAAATACCCTAAGGAATCCTTAGGAGGTATAGGAAACCTTAGGGTATCTATAAGTATCTATTAATTAGGTTTATTAGTAATAATAACAATTACCCTTAGGTATCTATAGTATCTATAGTACCAAGGGTATCTAAGAGTTACATATGGAATCATATAAGGTCATATGGTATCTATAGTAACTATAAGGTATCTATAGTTATCTATAGGTATATATAATGTCCCTTTCCTACTCTTATCGAGTATGTGACCCATTAGTTCAGCAGGTTTATATGACCCATTAGCTAAAGAAGTTATCAACCACAGTAGCTCCTCCGAATTGTGGTTGTCTTTTTCTATAGCGTTCCGGAACAAGCTCAGGATTATATTCTTTGTGTAGAATACCAAAGTCAGAATCCCACCATTTCATAAGCTGTTCTTCTTCAAGCTCATCAATGCCCTGTTGAGCATCCCTGTCCAAACTTTCCAACCAAAAGGCAACAGCCATGGTCACAGCATCAAGCCTATCATCGTGAGCAAGTGCACCCTTATCTCTAGTCAGCCTTGTGAGCTGATAGATTAAAGAATACTTTTGGTCATTCTCATACACCTTATAATCATCATAGATAACAGAGGTGTTGACAATAAGCTTATGGCGCATCATAACAGGTTCAAGTGTATCAATGATACGAGCTTCTTTCTGCTTGTTGTTTTTGACTTCCGTATAGGTACAGGGGTGAACTTTATTCAGCACAGGCTTAAAGAGCTGCCCCCACATACCATCACCAAAGTTGGCTTCAGAGACAACATCATTCACACCCCAAAACTTACACTTATTAGCTAAGATATTGAGGGTATCATCTCCATAGCCATCACGATAGCCACCAACTTCCATGAGGAAAAGGTAACCATTGAGAATCTTGATAACAGCATAGGCAAGTTCATCCGCACCACGTCCGGAGGGGTCAATAGCCATTACAGTACCTGTATATTTAGCAGTCTCTTTAGACCTGTCAAAGGGGGCATAGAAGAAGTCACCTTTAAGGGCAGTACAAGGAACATCCTTTAGTCTCTGTTCATAGCCACTTGCCCATGCCCATTTCAATGATGCTTCATCCATATCAAGGTCAGCCACAATAAAGTCTGCTACTTTGAGGGGATACTTTTCAGCATCAGAGAGGTTTGTGTCAAGCAGGAACTGCAAGGCAAAGCCAGCTTTACCATAGGACAGCCTACGTTTGAAAATCTCTTCATCATTGAAGCGTAAAGGGTCAGTAGGTTTACCTGCTAATGTAGGGTCTTTATCAAGTGCATCAGCAATAAAGGTATGTAATCTGCTGCCATAATTATCACGAGCCTTTTTATCCTCAGGGTAGATAACAGGGATAATGGTGCAGGAGTAGCCACGATTTTGCAATTCATTATAAAGAGACATCTCACATTGAGGTGTACCTAAATAGACAATCTGACCATTAGGTTTAAGGATAGAATCAAATTCCTTAACAGCTTCACCTAGCTTATCTCTCTGTACCTGCGTTGCAGAGTTTGAGGGAATCTCAATATCATCAGCAATCAGCAGGTCAGCACGAGAGCCTGTAATCTGACCATAGATACCTACAGACTTTACAGAAGGTGAGATGTCAGGCACAGCAGGGGCAACATCAAACAGGTTCATTGTGTCTCTGTTACCTTTGGTTGTATCAGGTCTTAAATGCTCTAAAAAAGGCAAGACATTAAGGATACGCTTAATAAAGACAGCGTTGGCATCCGCACGTTCCTTTGAAGCAGACACAATCTCTACTTTAATCTGAGGGTTATTCCATAAGCTCCATCCGGCAAAGGCACAGGTAATGAAGCTCTTTGCAGCACCACGGAACGCTTCAAGAATAATGCGGTCACTAGGGGGATACTGCAAGTAATGTGCCATTGCATATTGGATAGGGGTGGGGGGAGGAAGACCAATCATTTTCCACAAAATAAAAAGGAAGACCCTGAAGTCCTCCTTAGCTTTGGCAACCTGTTCATCTGTCCATTCAGACATTAGCTCACCTGCCCATCAAAATCAAAGGTAGGAATCTCTTCCACTACCTTCTGAATCTTGTGTACCCCTTGCGTTTCGGGGGTAGTCTGTAATTTGTTCTGCTTTAAGAACTCACGCACCTTAGCAAGAAAAGCAGGGTTGCGACGTAGCTCCGGGTCATCAAGACCCTCTAAAAGGGCATTGACTTCACCTATAGCAAGCTTATCAAGCAGTTTTTCATCTATCTGCATAGTTTATCACTCCTTTGTATTCATAAATCAATTCTCACACGATTGAGAGGGGGTGGGAGTGCTATTTGAGCATTGAAACACTCCCATAGGTATAATCACATAGGCAAGAAAATTAAAATGTTCAGATAGGCTCTCAGGCGTTACTGAGGGCGTTTTAACTTCTTACCTTTTAATTCTTCAATGTAATCTGTTTTATTGGTATCCACAAGACATACATCATATGTCTTAGATAAGGTACGGATAGCAGCAGCAGTTCCTTTACCAAAACGGAAAGACCACAGAGGACACTTGCAGATATGACAATCACGGATGCTATCAGAAGTACCTGCACAGTCCATGCATTTTAAACGGATAGCACGAGTGAGTGAGGGGTTCTTAATATCAGCGATATACACTTTTTTAGCCATGGAAGTCACCCCCTAAATGAATAAAGCGGTCTCTAATCTCCTCAGTACGCCCCTGATTCCAAAACTGACTGCCTAAATATCCGCAGGTTCTACGTGTCACGTTCATCTTGGTTTTGTCTCTGTTGCCACAATTTGGGCACTCCCACTCCAATCTACCATTATCTGTGACAATCTTAATCTCACCATCATAACCACAGACCTGACAATAGTCACTCTTGGTGTTCAGCTCTGCATACATAATGTTGTCATAGATAAATTGAATAACAGCCATAACTGCATCAATGTTTTTGGTCATATCAGCACACTCAATGTAACTGATAGCACCTCCCGGACTGAGCAGTTGAAACTCAGATTCAAACTGAAGCTTGGTGAAGGGGTCAATAGGCTCACGTACATTCACATGGTAGCTATTAGTGATGTAGTCATGGTCAGTGACTTCCTTAATCACCCCAAAGCGGTTACGAAGACACTTAGCAAATTTATATGTGGTGGTCTCCATAGGAGTACCATAGACACTATAGCCTAAGTGCTCCTTAGCTTTCCATTCAGCACACTTATCATTAAGGTGTTGCATGACAGAGAGTGCAAAGGGTTTCACAGCCGGGTCAGTATGGGATTTACCGAACATTGCCATGCAACACTCATAGAGACCTGCATAGCCAAGGGAGATAGTGGAGTACCCATTCTCCAATAATTTATCAATCTTCTCACCCTTCTGCAGGCGAGCAATAGCTCCATACTGCCAATGGATAGGGGAGACATTGGAGATTGTACCTTTAAGATTTTGATGTCTTACACGCAAGGCTTTGTGGCACAGCTCTAAACGCTCATCAAGGATAGACCAAAATTTATTTTTGTCTTTGCCAGCAGATAGCGCAACATCCACAAGGTTGATGGTGACAACACCTTGGTTGAAGCGACCATAGAATTTGGCTTTACCATTTTCGTCAAGATAGGGTGTCAAGAAGCTTCTGCATCCCATAGGGGGGTAGCAATGCCCTACACCATCTTCGGTCTTCTTATTCTTCAGCATAATCTTCTCAGACAAATAGTCAGGTTGCATACGCTTAGCAGTACATTTAGCACACATCTCTGTAAGGTAATAATAGGGAGTACCATTACGGATGTTGTCTTCCTCTAAGACATAAATCAGCTTAGGAAAGGCAGCAGCAATCCATGCACCCTTTTCATTCTTGACACCTTGATAGCGTTGACGAATGATTTCCTCAATAACCATAGCAAGGTCTTTCTTTTCCTGCTCATTCTTAGCTTCATTGAGATATAGGAATAAGGTAACAAAAGGTGTCTGACCATTGGAAGTCATAAGGGTGTTAATTTGATATTGCATGGTTTGAACACCTCTAGTGATTTCAGCTTTCAGTCGCTTTTCTGTGATACGCTTAATATCATCATAAGAATAGTCTCCTGCTCCAATAGCTTCTAGTTCTTGTGCAAATTCTTCTCTAATTTTTTGTCTAGAGATATTGACAAATGGAGCTAAATGTGCTACCGACACACTTTGACCACCATATTGATTAGAAGCAACCTGTGCCATAATCTGAGTAGCAATATTACAAGCAGTAGCAAAGCTGTGTGGCTTTTCAATCATAGTACCATTGATTACAGTGCCATTTTGAAGCATATCTTCCATGTCTAACAGAGCGCAGTTGTACATCTTTTGGATAGCATAGTCCATATCATGTACATGGATGATACCTTCTTTATGCGCCTTCATTACATCCGGAGGGAACAACAGCTTTTCAGAGAGTTCCTTAGAGACCATACCTGCCATATAGTCACGTTGGGTAGACAAAATAACAGGGTTCTTATTAGAGTTCTCCTCATTCACATCTTGGTTGCTGAGATTGACAATATCAAGCACTTCACTCAAAGCACCTTTGGTATTACGAATAAGCTCACGTTTATAGCGGTAACGCACATACTCTCTAGCTACCTCAGGGTAGTAGTTAAGCATAAGCTCAGTTTCTACAAAATCTTGTATTTTCTCCACAGTTAGTGTTTCTTTTTTTGCTGCCATTTCGATGAGTGTAGCAATAGTCTTTTTCAGCTTTAATGGCACATAGCCAGCCTTAGAGATAGCATTAATGATTTTGTCTTTATTAAAGTCTACGAGAGACCCATCACGTTTCTTAATTTTCAAATCTATATAGACCTCCTTTAAAAATAAAAAAGAGGGAGACTAAGCTCCCTCGTAAATCTTACCAACGTGCAGTATAACCACGGACATCCACATGGACACCCCAGCTATAAATACCAATACCATCAGCACCAGCAGTTACCGCAGCATCATACAAAGACTGCAACATAACACCATCAGGGCATTGCACATCTGCAGCAGTACCATAGATATGCTGGCTGTTAGACACACCACCTACCTCAGCATTGTGGGTAGGGCAACGATAACCACAGGACAGCACCAAAGGTTTACCGATGATAGCACGCATACGCTCTAATACCTGTACAAGCCGTGGGTTGATGTCAGCACCATTGTGGAGACCGCCACAACCACACTTACAGGCAAATTCACTAGAATCAAAATGAGCAGATAATTTCACTTATTACATTCCTCCTTTTTTAAAAAGGTCTTATACAGCAAGACCCAAATCTGAATCAAGACATACATAATGGTGACAATATACACCCAATCAGATAAGGGGATACCCATGAGGGATAGGGTGGAGACACCAATAGGAGGGGTTGTCTTTACAATTTCATTGTCCATAATATCCTCCATAATAAAATAAAAGAGGGTCAGCTTCTAGCCAACCCTCGGTAACATTATGCAGCAGTAGTGGTAGTAGCAGGTGCCTTAAGTTTCAGATAGAGGAGTTCTCTATCTTTGTCTGCCAGCTTATCACGCAGAGCTTGCATAGTGTTGCAGGTAATCAGAGCACGAGTTTTCTCGCCTTCCTCATGGATAGCAGTGGTAACTTTACAGGTGTTTGCAGCACCCTCAAAGCGCAGGGCATCAATGTTACGATTGATACTCTCACCGACACTAGCTACTTTGTATCCGGTTTCTTTTTCGTTCATGCCCACAGTATAGAAGCCGTCGCACATACCACTTTGGATACCACGCAGACTAGCTTTGATGTCTTGGTTGTCTAAGCCTTCAGACAGCTCTGCACGAGTTACAGCACCTTGGAAAGCAGAACCATTACCACCCCAACCACCGAAACCACCAAAACCACCCCCAAAGGCAGCTAAGAGGATAAGGTAAACAAAGGGGTTATTCCACATCTCATTACCATTAGAACCTTGTTTGGCGAGCATCAGGGCATCACCGAGACCTACGCCAGCATTAGCCATTTCCATTACTTTTCAACTCCTTTTTGAACTTGGTTGATGTATGCTTTACCTGCATTGATGTCTTCGTCAGACATACCACGCTTACGAGCTTCTTCCTCAACCATTGCTAACAGTTCAGGGGAAACCTGTTTTAAGGCTTGCATCATCATCATTTGCATAAGTTTGTTTTGGTTCATGTTATATTGCATAGTGACTAGTCACCTCCTGCTATTATGATAACATGAATTTAGGAATTGAAAGTTGTAACTAAATGACTATAAAGTTACTTGAAAAGGACAAGATATACTTTGTCATATATTTGTCTTAAGGCACGTTTGATACAAGACACATCCTCGTGGTACTCCATAGCAAGCTTTTGTTGGGAGTAGTCACTAATGATGATTTTGTCGAGTATGTCTTGTTGTCTTGGTGTGAGTTTGGCTTCGGTAGTGATAACCTTGTACTCAGTGAGAGTAGAGGACTTAAGCCAAGCACGTGCCTTTTTACGATTCTTTTCCATGATAACTCCTTTCTGCCCACCCAAACCCCTAAGGGGAGACAACAACCCTGTCTTTTACTTAATTAAAATAAATTGATAGCTTCAACTTCTTCTTTGGTTGTAGCGGTTTCCACTTTTTCTTTAGCTTTTCTATAAGCTATGTGGAGCTTGTCGCTTCTCAACGCCACCTGTGCAATAATGCCACGCAGGTCAGATGCAGTTACTTTTACATCTTTATTATCTGCGGTTGTCCATGTGAGGGTGACGGAAGCACCTAAGACTTCAAGGGCAACAATAGCTGCACTAATGCGTTCCCTCGCTTTACTATCATAGTCAAAAGAGTAGCCTTGGTAGGCAATAGGCTCTACCTCTGCTTCATCACGCTGATATTTCAGCTCTGTAATCTTACGTTGCTTAATAACTTCTAAAGGTTCTTCCTCGTGTGTCACTTCGACACCCAATTTGGAAAGGGTTTCTTCGGAAATGGAGAGAGGAATAAAGATACCTTCCTGCCCTAAGGCTTCTGACAAAGGGTAGATATGAGTATATGTTTTGTCTTTGTATTTATATTTTGTTTGCATTTTGTTCCTCCTTTGCTTAATAATCTTCAACTGTGGGTGTCATCGCATTTATTGCTTTACCCCATGAAAAAGTCACACCACTTGTATAATAGCAATTAAACAGCAATCTATAAGTTTTATTAGGTGTTACGCCTACAATGGAATCAATATCTGCGGCATCATCGACTTCACCCTCAGAGGTAGTATAAAACCAACCCTCACCCCAAACTTTATTGGTTGATGTATTCTTTATGTTAGCATAGTTGGATAAATCGGGGTCACCCTCACCCCCATCAATAGACGATGTTACTTTGATTCTTTTAACCCCCGGTGGAACAGTAAAAGAAATTGTTTTATTATCTGCTTCATTATAATCCCACTTCTTGCTACCATCTTCAACCTTTACGCCACCTTTTCCCATCATCATACGATTAAGTCCCATTATACGTCACCTCCTAACTTGTTAGCTTGTACAATGCTCGTCAACGTACCTCCACCATCTTTGCTCATCCAAATGTTAAGGAGCAATCCTGCACTTGTAATAGCTACGTCACTTGCGCTACCAACATATTTTAATTTTCCTGCATTGCTTATAGTCAAACTGTAATCTGCATTTGCAGCAAAGTATGCAGTAAACACAGACGATTGACTAGCACTCAATGCCCCAGCCAAAACAGAAAGGTCAAGGGTAAATGCACTTGTCACAGCATAAACCATCGTGGAGGTTATAGGTGTATCGGATGTGCCATTGACAACATAAGTAGTGTACTTCTCTCGGCTGAGCATAAGGGCATGGAAATTCTGCTGTGCCGTCCACGTGTTAGATTCTGATGTGCTAATACCGCTACCACTAACTTCAATAGTTACATTGCCGTTGCTGTCGGGCTTAATATTATTTACACTTTTAACCATCCCACTTATATCAGTTTTCTTAGCGTAAGTGGTAGAGATATTATTACCATCACCATCATGGGTTGCTGCCCTAGCCGTGCCACTATAATTTGCAGCGTTGATTGCCCCAATAAACTGTGTGCCTTCACGCCACTTTATTTTAGTAGCTCCACCAAGTAAAGCAAAACCAGAGAAAATATCAGTCCCGACTTTATTCAGCAGTGCATTATAGATAGCTTTATTTTGGACAGGGTTAGTGGAAGTATCAGACAGTTCAGCATCAACAGTAACGCCACCATCAGCACCATCTTTACCTCTAGGCAACGTAAAATTCAAAACAACATTACTAGCAGTGCCACTATTGGTAACACTTGCATTACTACCTGCTGCACCTGTAGTCACGCTACCAATCTTGATAGACGCAGCAGTACCTGTATCACCTTTTGCGCCTTTAATATTCACACTTTTGGGGTTAGTCAGTCCAGCTTTGTTCGTCCAACTTAAGACACCCTCCGTAGACACACTAGGAACAAACACATTAACATTCTCACTATAATTTTTAGCATTGTCCATGTAGGTTTTTGCATTGTTCCTGTAGGTCTGTGCTTCATTCGCACTGTTTCTTGCAGCAGACGCAAAGTTACTAGCAGTAGTAGCAGCAGATTGAGCTGCTTCTTTACTAGCACCTGCATTATCAGCAGAGGTCTTAGCGTTGGCAGCATAAAGGGACGCATCACTCTTAGCAGTTTCAGCTATGTTCTTGTAGCCTTCGGCTAACTTTGCGCTTTCAGCAGCACTTGCAGCAGATACACTAGCGGACTGTGCACTCTTATAGGCACTATCTTTGCTGTTACCTGCTGTGTTAGCAAATTGTTCAGTCTGTGTCTTGATAGCGTTCATGCGCTGAACAAAGGAATCCTCGGTGTTCTCTAAGTAATTCTTGGTTACAACATCCTGTGCTTCTGTCGGGTCAGACACATTAGACACACGATAGTTGCGTCCTTGCCATACACCCCTTTCCTCATCAAAAACAATAGAATGAGTTTTAGACCAATCGTTTGCCTCCTCTAAGATGTGTAACTGCTGTACCTCTGCAATCGTCATATCTATAGCCTTCAGGATACTTGCATCTGCCCAAGACACCAATCGAGTGGTAGGGGTGTTACGATAGATATGCACCACAGCATCTTTAGCTGGTGCAGAATCAAACATAACCATACGATTACTTATAGTGAATCCCTCGGAAACCTCTGCATCATTAACAGACACATGGACAAAGGCTGGACGCAAATAATCAAAAGGCACAGAGAAATTTGTTTGAGAACCATCGGCTGTGTAAGTAATAGATGTAGCCAATTTAATAGCTATATTAATCATCTCCTTTACAAAATAAAAAGACCACCAGCTCTAAAAGAGCCAGCGGTCACCAATTCAATTTATTATCTCCTCATCTGAGGAAAATTATCATAAAATTTTTGTTTGTCTTCATACATTGCTTTTTCGGCATACTCTGTGATTTCTGCAATATCCGAGAAGACACCAGCAGAGTAGCCTAAAGCAGCTAGGGGAGGTTTGTCTTTATCCCATAGGGACTTATGGAAAGACAATACACTTCCAAGGAACTCATGGATTTTAATATCGAACCCAGCTACTATAAACTCATCACCTGATATATGATAACAGTTATAAACAGGGGAGATAAAGGTCTCCTTAAGCTTAGCTGCAAAGTCCTTTATCAGCTTATCCCCTGCACTGTGTCCAAAGTGGTCATTGGTATATTTCAGACCATTGATGTTTGCGAAAAGGATACCAACGAAACCTAAGTGATTAGTGGTACTGTCACGCTCAAAGGCTTGCTTATTGTACAGTCCGGTGAGAGCATCACGCATAGCACCTTGCTCATAAATGCGAGTTATGTCCGCTAAAAGTTGGGCATAGCTATTTTTAAACTGTTGCTGTATTTCACGTTGAATATCAGCACTTAATTCCATGGGACAGAACTCCTTTCATTGTCTAGAAAAGGAACAATGGATAAGTATGAAGTTAGTAGCTGTACATTGGAATCACCTCGGGGTGTTAGTTAAAGTAAATCCCTTGCATAAAGGAAAGTAAACCACAGAAAGAAGCAATAAAAAGGTGTACCCTCTATATATGCTTTTTCTTTGATGTGGTAAATACTTAAACCTAAAGATGCAAGCAGAATATACAAAGACATGAAAAAATAACCTGCTGCACTATGTGGAATACAGTAATAAAGCAGAAACATCGCATATGTGAAATTTTGAATGTACTTCATTTATAGTACCTCACCTGAAGACAGCAGTAACAACACTAGAGATAAAAATAAAAGTTAAAACCCCTGCCACGCCTAGAAAAGGGATAGCTCTTAAACTTTTAGCACGCCAATCAACAATACCTGTTATCCAACAAGATATAATAAGCAGTATCATAGTCCATACCATGCTGTTAGTTGCTACCTTACCTACTATACTTCTTAGTATCATATGCCCTATGAGTATACAGAATAAGATAGCACTTATTATTTCACATTTTCTCATCATAAATCACCTCTTGTCAGATATAATGTATTCATTGTTTTCATGCTCTAGTTGTGTAGCCGCTTTGTTTAGTTCTTCTAATGTGATAGGCTCACGCTTTTGCTTAGGAGCATCAGCTTGTTGCGAAAAGGAAGAAAATGTGTCTATATGGTCTTGATACCACCCATAGAGCATGATTGCAGCAGGTACTACTACAATGAAAATAAAAATAGGGGTTAAGATTAAGATACCTTTCATATCCTTTTTGTGCCATTGTTGATAAGTACCATAAGCAAAGCATAGCAAAAAAGTAGCAACTAAAAAGAACCCACAGATTTTATATACTGTATCTACTAATATAAAAAGTATAGAAAATAAGTGAGATGCAATAGGGGTGCATACTATCAGGTATAGTATAAAAATAATAAGAAGACATTGAGGCAATGTCAATTCTTTCAAAAATTTCATTTGCAACCCTCCTTGCATCTATTATACTACATTATTCAGGTGATTGTATATATTTGTACTTAAGATATTTCTTATTGGCAGTTCTGTAAATATTGTTTCTAATCTTTACTAGTTTGTCAATCTTAGCACGCTTCTCAGCACCACTAAGTTTTGGGTCAGCTTCAATATTCTTAAGACCTCTTCTAACATCAGGGTCACTTGCCCATTTACCAAGCTTACGAGAAGCTTTAGTATTCTTAGTGATACCATTCGTAACAAGTTTAGCCATCTCTCTTGCTTCCTTCATACCCTCAAAGGCTTTAGTGTCTTTAAGAGGTTTACCCAAGCGTTTAGCATCATTAGATTGCTTCTCTAATTTATCAATAGCCTTAAAGAATACATCCTGACTACGTGTTTGTCTACCACCCTCAGTGTAATTAAAGCGTGTGTATTCTGTCCACTTCTTATCCGCAGTCTCATTTTCTTTGAGACCCCAATCAACTAAAGCATTAAAGGCATAACCTAAAGAGCCTGTCAGTCCATAAAAGGTATTATCCACTTTCATAGGAGAGACGCTAAAAGTACGTCCAACCCATTTAGCTGATTCAGAAGTGTAAGGGGTATATTGATTCTCATCACTTAATTTACCTAAACGCTGGTCAACGATTGGTCTGCCTTTATAGAAGTTGTAATTAGCTTTCCACTCATATAGCTTCTCAATAGCAGGTGATGTATAAGCAGGGAAGAAACCTTGTACTGCTTGTATTAGACAATCCTTAGGTGCATCACTGGTATCATCCTCTAAAGCAACATCTAATATGCGTTCAGGTAATGAGCCAAAGAGTTGTCCTAAAACAGGAGGTTTGGCAAAAGAATGTATAGTACCATTTATCTTTATATACCATGCTTTATTCTTTTGGTCTAATGGCATATCCTTATACCACTCTTCATCCTTATTAAGAAAATACATTATAAGAGTAGGTATTGTTATGTATTTAAAGGAAGCAAGTGCAACACCGATAGGGTCTTTCTTCCATTCTTTAATGAATTTAAGACCACTCTGAATAGTAGCATTGAAAAAGGGGATTACTCTGTTGTACTTTTTAGTTACTGTACCACTACGCATGAAGTTTACAGTACTATCAGAAGCTACAGTAGCTGCTTCAATAGCGGAACCACCACGTTGTTTTACACGCTTATATAATCCCATGCGTGCTAATTGTTCACAAGTCTCATTAAAAGCAATGAGTGTCCTGAGAGGTTCTAAAGCTATATCTTTTACTTTGTCAAGGTCACTTTTAGGAGTGGCAATCTTACGGAGATGCTTAGTAATATCTTTAGGGGTATGAAGCATTGTGGTATATTGTACACCTTGTGTCATATACTCAGCTTTAATATTTTTGTTGGCAGCATTATTTTTGTCTAAATGTGCCATAGCCTTACCAATGCCAAACCTTTTAGTATCACTAAGGGCAACTGTCATACCATCCCACAGTAATTCAAGTGGAGCAGCAATGGATGTTCTTTTTCCACGCCCATCTGCATTTAAAATAGTAGCATCCAATAAGTCACGCTCTAAGTTCCATGCAGCGAAAGCAGGGGTATTAGTAGCACCAACTCGCAATGTGGTTGCTAATGTCTCCATCGTGGCACTAATGACATCAAGATTCATCTGCACAAAAGCTTTATTGGTAGAGGTAAAGGCATCATACAAACCATCGGCTGTACATTGATAATAAGTAGGTTTGCCCTTCTCCCATACAGTGATAATTTGGTGTGCTTTGGCTTCTTTACCATCAGGGACTTTCATCATAAGATAATGCCCATATTCACCATTAGCCATTTTAGCCAACGCCTGACCGACATAGTTACGCTCAACCTTAGACACAACAGTTTTCATATCAAGTACTGCTTGCATCATAGGGTCTTTTACAACACGAGAAGAGCCTTCTTCGGTCAGTACGTGCCTAATATCACCATGTGCACTCAAATCACCCTCAATAGTGAAGTCACGTTTCATGGGAATATATTCAGGATATGTCTGTTGAAAATAATCTTTTGTAGATTTTTTCAAGATACCCCCGGCAACCGCAATACGCAAGACATTATCATTCCATGCTTTCCACAGTTGAGAAGCTTCTTCAAACTCGGGGATGTCTTTGCACATTGCGAGAATGGCTTCATTTTCCTGACGTGACATGGAAGTGGCATAATCATCCACACCATCTTTAATATCTTTAATTTTTTCAATAAGCTTTTGCTTCTGCTTTAAATATAAAGGATTCTTTACATCTAAAGCCTTAATAGTATCTTCATACTTCTTGATACGCTCAGCATTTTTAATGTTGATAACTTCCAGCTCATGTTTAGCTCCCTGATATTTGCTAAAGGCTTCATAATAATCTTTTATGCCCGCCTTTTCCAACCATTGTTTTAAGACAACACCACGCTCACCTCCCACAGTAAAGGGGAGAAAAATATCAGAAAAGACAATATTATTCAAAGGTGTTCTAAACTTGTTAGCTAACTGCTGAACAGCAACATCAGTACTGAAACCATTTCCATTAAATAGTGTCAACTCAGAAGCATTGATAGATTCTTTAGCACGCTGTGCAAGAATAGCAGGGTCATTTTCAATAGCTGTCTTTACACCATAAACCTTTTCCCAAGTGTTCTTAACATTACGCAGGGGAGCAAACTCATCTGCATAACCTGCTTCAAGGCTATCTTTTGCATCAGATATTCTCTGCGCAATACCTGTGTTGGTTGTGTCACCCCATTGAGTAGTACCAATGGCTTTTTGCATAACATTCATGTTACCCCATCTACGCACCTGCTGCCCGATAGTATTCATGTGTGTCTGCCATATCATATCAGTGGCAAGAGCCTGTTCAAAGGCATCGTAGGTGAGGAGGAAGTGCTTCTTAGCCATCTCAGGGTTAATCATATACTCATTCATAAAGGCAGCTCTGCCTTCTTCAATATAGGCAGAGAAGCCTTCAGGAGAATTAAAGTTACCATATTCACCATGAGACCATATAGAGTGTGCACCTTTGGCAAGTTCCATCTCTACATCAGCACCTTTAGCAAATCCAAACTTATCAGAAGCAGCATGACCAAGCTCGTGACACATAACAGACCATGATTTAAAGCCACGTACACGGATACCTTTACCAACAGTATTGAAGAAGCCTAAAGTGCTATCAGGTCTATTACCCATGCCATTCGGTCTAATAGGCACAAGTAATTTGAAAGTCTGCCATATCTCATTGACAGAAACATTTCTAGGATAAAGATTATCTTTACTATACGTCAGCTTATCACCATATGCACCCTGCTGTACTTCAGGCAGTCTGCGTGCTTCCTTAATCTCATCAGCTATTTGGTCAGCCAACATCTCCTGAGACTTTACAATATTAGGCTGACGCTCAGGGAAAGCCTCCTCTTTAGGTGTGACAGTTTTAGATTCTTTGGTGATTATAGGTCTAATCTCACTAATCTTAGTAGTTGTAGGCTCACCAATAGCTTTATTAGCAAGCTCTGCTGATTTATTTTCAACCACAGTAGAGGTAGTTGGGTTCGTCTTTTCAGTAATAACCTCTGTATTAGTAGTGGGGTTTGTCTTGGCAGACCAATCAGCTTTGGCAAGCTTTTTAGCACCAATAGCAGTATCGGTCAAAAATTGGCTGACAGCAAAACGAGCAGGATGTTCTGCTGCGTAATTACGTACATTCTCATCCATAGCAAGAACTGTACCTGCTGCAATACCACTACCCACAAAAGGGGTAGTCATAACCTTAGAGACTTTAGGGGCAGCCTTAGATAAAAGACCACCCACGCCATGTGTCACAGAAGCTGCCACAGTACCTGCCAACATAGGGAGTAGGGATGCTTTGGCTTGGTCAGACATCTCAGGGGCATTTTCAATCTCCTGTGCCTTCTGCATCTCATGTACCATAATAGGTACTTGAACAGCCAAAGGAATCCAAGGGTTAGCAGCACCTGCCACATCACCTATGAGAGTGAGGGGGTCTTTGGTGGCAGTATAGCGAGCATCATCCACAGCATCCTGCAAAGCCTGTGCAACCTTTTCTTGGGCAGGAGAAGGGGAAGGTGCATCAACGTCAGATAAAGACATATCATCAATAGCATCAAAATTACCTGTTTTATAGGCTTCACCAGCAGCCACAGCAAGCTTCTGACCTGCTTTGTCCATGTCTCCAATCCATTCAGTAACACTCTCTGCTAAATCATGCAAGGGGTTAACTTTGGTATTAGAGAGCTGTTCTTGTCCTTTGGCTTGTAAATCAACACCACTGACATAATCATCATCCATCTTATGCCATGCATCATACATATCAAATTTAGCCATAATTCCTCCTATTCCCCTCTAGCATCTGCCAGCATATCATTTATATTACCTTCAGCACCAAAGACATCACGTAAAACTTTGTTTACATCAAGACCTGCTTGTTGTGCAAGAACCTCAACTCTGTGGTGAATTTGGTCTTCATCTAAAGGAACACCTCTATCATCAGTGGGGTTACTATTGACTAAGATTTTTAATTGAGCTATCTGTTGGTCATAATCTGAAAGAGTAGGGGTATCATTTGATGGGTCATAGTTTGATGTAGAGGTAGACTGTGTTGTCTCCTGCTCACTAGGGATATACCCACGTTTCTTTTTAAACTCTAGCAGGGCATTAAGTCTTGCTGTAGCTCTATTAGCTCTCTTTTGTAAAGCCTTATACTCATCAGAATCACCATCAACATCAGGGTCTTGATAAGCTTTGTACCATTCAGCATATGTCTGTGTGTCTTTAATATATTGATAGCCATTTTCATATGACCAAAAATGTTTAGCTTCTGCATCATTACCATAGCCTTTAGCAGCCTGACGTGCTTGGCGTGTAATAGTACGAGCCATAGTAGCCTTAGTTGCTGCTGGCAAGTTAGAGCTATTAATAATCTGTAGTTGCTCGTTGGGGTCATTGGTCTGCAAAAGAGCCATATTGATTCTGTCTCTTTCCTCAGCATCACGTTGAGCCTTAACACGCTGAGCCTGTGCCTGTTTAGCATAGATAGCCTGACGTATCTTATTGACACGCTGGGGGTTATAGGCAGCAGCAGACTGCTCTTTAGGATTAGCAGCTTTCATGCCACCATGGTAATCAGCAAGGTGCAGATGTCTACCTGTGCCAGCATCATGGAATAAGACCTCACCAAAGTATTGCTTAAAATAAGACAATGCTTTATTTGCCTGTGCTTCGTCCACATTGTCACCTAAGTAAATATCCACAGCATTGCCTTGGGTATGCTCTGAGTTGGGTACACCACCCACAGATGCATTATGCTCTGCCGTGCGGTAGCCACTAGTAATCTGTGCATCCTTAAAACCTAACTGATAGATAGCACCACCAACCATAGGTAACACACTTTTCATAGTGGGTGACAGGTCTGCTAAGTCGGGGTTGTCTCCCTGCGAGATAGGCAGGTTAGCTTCGGGAATACCATCAGCATTTGTAGTTTCCGCAGGTAACTTAGACAACAATGCTTCAGCTTTTGAAAGGTCAATAGTACCATCAGGGCGTGTACACTTAGACACAATATCATCAGTAACTCTCAGGTTAAAATTATCTGCAATCTTGGTATAGGAAGGATAGAGGTTAACCATCTGTTTCAAAGACAAACCATCTTCGTACTGATAGTCACCTAAGGCATCTAATCTTGCTGTATCAAAATCTTGGTCAGCAATCATCTGAGCAAGAAGAGCAACAGCTTTAATGAAACCATCTCTATCCCTAGTACCTAACTGCACCTTGCGTAATGCTTCATTACCACGAGTGAGGAAGTCTTCACCCTTAGCTCCACTATACACAAGGTCTTGAAACTCACTAGAACCTAACATGACCATCTTCTGACGCTTATCATCATTGATTCTCTTGTCAGCTTCATTCGCTATTTTTATTGTGTCTTGAACAGCACCCTCATAATAGCCTTGGTCAAAGGCTACTTTATTAGAGATGCCATCATCACTAAAGTTAGCTCTGTTCTCCTGCAGATACTTATTGAAAAGACTAACAGCTTCAGAAACACTTTTAGGCTTTTCAGAAGCAGGGTCATTTGCCCATTGCTCTTTGGCATATTGGCTTGCCATTTTACCAATACCTTTTTCAAGAACAGCCATAGCATAGCGGTTATCTGTCAAGTCAAATTCATCACTAGAGTTCTGCAAAGCTGCCATGCGGTCAAACTTCTTCAGGTCTTCTTGTGTCTTACCTGCAAGGAGTTTGTCTGCATTGACCAATACTGCTTGGTCTTGGGTACGCTTCTCATCTGCAATACGCTCCTCCATGATATTCTTACCAAGGAGACCTAAAGATGATGCTAAGCGTTGTGCATCTAAATCTGTACGTTGTGAGATACCTGCAGCTGCACTGAATTTATTTAAGGACAGCGCATAGGGCATCTCCGGTTGTTTTGCAAATTGCCGTTGAGTACCTACCGCTGCCTGTACTTCTTTACTCAATCTTCTTACCTCCTATAAATACCATTGCCAATACCTAGCTTCTCATGGACGCTACGTGGAGCGTTGCCTACCCATGTCTTAGTAGCAGTCTTGGCTGTCTTTCCAATGCCACCTGTAATCTTCTGCTGATTCATAATATTCTTAGCTTGTGTATAATTATTCAAACCTGTGGCAGCAGAAGACAAAAAGTTAGTGAATCTGCTGGGCATCTTAGGTGCAGAAGCATTAAGGTTCTCTAAAAATTCGTGAGTAGATTTTACCTGTCGCTCACGATTCAGGTCAACCTCATTAGATTTACGTTGATAGTTGTCTTGGATAGAGGACACTGCACGAGCAGTATCACCTTCAGCAGCACGTACAATGAGGTTAGCTGTACGTCCGCTCATGGTCTCATTCACAGCTGCCTTTACACCACTATTGAGCTGCATAGAGTTCAACCTAGTGTTGCTGATTTCTGCGACAGCTTGGTCAAAGGCATCTGTACGTTGCTGTTCTAAGTCCATGATATTCCAATTCATTTCAGTAATAGCTGCCTTAGCCTGTGCGTTCATGGTAGCCTGTGCTGCCTTAGCTTGCGCACGTTGTCCCATGTAGTCACCTGCTACTTGCAAGCCTGTACTGATACCAGCAGCCACCATAGGACTGCACATAAGACATCACTCCTTTACCTTATATAATGTAAATTTCTGAAAAGGCTCGCCATTGATATATTTATAATCACTAAACTCAGCTCCCAACCATTTAAGCCATTGTACATGTCGCTCATTTTTGAGCCATACATAATTATAAACAGCAGAGCGTGTTGTCATCCATTGCTTCAAGAAGGGCTTGCAGAAGCGTAGGAACTTAATAGGGTGCACATCTACCTCTTTAGTGCAGACAACCCATATTAAGGAAGAATCTTCTAGACCACCAATGGCATATACCCTGTGTGTCTCATCATCATAAAGACACAAAGCATTGAATAGCTCCTGCACTTCAGTGAGACCAAAGGATGTGCCTGAAGCATAATACCATTCCAGCCTGTCTTCCTCACGCATGTTTTCTCTAAAGTCACAGAGCTGTGCAATGTTTAATTTAGATACTTTTAAAATAGTCTTGTCCTCCTTTGGTAGTTTCCAATCCAACCTGCACCCACAAGAGATACAGGGAGTGGGGTGTCTGTTTCCAAACAAATGTTTACATTCTCGTTTTTGGCTTGGATAGGGAACTTAAAAGAACCTGTGGTAAAGGGCATTGCACCTAAGATATTAAAACGAGTACCTAAGAGCCTAGAGGTATACTCATAGATATAGGCTTGTTTGTCTTTAATATCCACAGTTACTTTGAAGTATCCACTGTCAGCATAGTTAAACCACATCTGACGCAGTTGCAATCTGCCCTCAATAAGAGCCTGAGTGCTTCCGTTGTCAGACTGCTTAACCATAATAGTTGACATAACAATCTTAAAATTATAATTGATACCTACAGTCAATACTTGGTTAGAATAGTCACCAATAAAGACCAGCTTACCTTCTTTAGCCTTAGTATATGTACCATCAGGAGCAACAGCACTGTATTGTCTATCCTGCTCATATATATCACCAAAAATATCACTTACACTCACTGTAGTTTCATCGTTAAGTGAATCGTAGCAATCAGCAGGAATCTGATAGGAATGTTTGCAATCCAATAAGATACGATAGGCTTCGCTATCGAAGTCAGTGGTATTAATAGTAAAAGAGATTTTCTCCAAACAGTAATAGCCATTACGCTCAACTATCAGATAGAGATAGTTGTCAATGAATTGCCCTCCATAGACAACACCCTGCATATCCCACTTAGACCATGCAGCCTGTACACGCTGGCTATCAATGAAGAGGTACTTATAGACATATATTGATGTCTCATCACCTTCAGTGAGATAAAGCATAACATTCTCAACAGTAGATGGAATGATTTTATACACACCATTAGGAATATAGTTAGGAACGTGGGATGTTATGTCTTGAACATCCTTAGCATCTGTGTTGTCTGCTGCGGTGAAGAACTCACGCACAGTGGTATACTTAGCTCTTTCAGCTACAAAGTACACATTGCGTCCTGCGTTAACAGGCTTAGCCTTAAGACTAGCTTCATAGTGGGTAACTGCCGGGGACAGATTAGCACTTGTAGGTGTCAAGACACCATCAGCAGAGAGCATGAATTGTGCTTCTTGACTAAACAAGATAAGGTCAGTATCAAACGTGACAGCATTATACAGTGTGCTAATGGTATTATCAGAGACTGCTAAGTCGATAGGGTCTGTGTCCTGCACTTTGGTTGCACTTGTCATCCAAAAGTTGAAGAAGTCAGCAGAGCGAGTAAGGATAATGTTTTCACCACTAAGAAAGCCTAAGCGGTTACGATGATAGAAGACATCATTTATTGTCCCACCAATGAAGGAAGGTTCAGGGTTACTATCTTCATCTCCTACATCACGCACAGACCAATCAGCACATTTGAAAGTAAAAGTACCATCTGCTTCACGCACTAAAACGTGGGGCATCGTAGTATTATCAATATGATTCTTCATTGATGGTCTTGCACATTCACGCCATACTTGGTCTTCTGCCACATAAGAGACATAATAATCATCTGTACTACTACCTTCTTCGCCGGTGATTTTAACAGTAAAACCATCAGGAGCATTGACGGGTAGATTAGAAAATTTCTGAACAAACTTTAGAATACCGAAAGCTGCTTGATTATTATAGCCATCATAGACAGTAGCGGAATCAATCAAAGAATAAGCTTTTGAATTACTAGGAATAGAGGTAGATACAGTCCATGTGAGTGTATAGACATTCATCGTACTATATAACTTTAAACCATTAGCCTGTTGTGTTATCACTTCATTGGTTACTTCCCATTTATCATTCTGACAGCGTGTGATTTCTGACATCATCTTTTCATAAGCAGCATAATCACTATCAAAACTCTCATTTGAATTAGCACGTAGATTTTCTTCAGTAGGGAATTTGACTGTTATAGTATAACCATTACGAGTTATAACAGTTGGAAAGGCACTCCAAGTATGAAAATGCCCTGTAAAAGCTAATCCTTTAAAGCGGTCTTCTTGTTGTACAGGAGATGTGGTGGGTTGTAAATAAACTGTCTCACCTGTCACAGTTTTAAAGGCTGTCTTCTTCAGATATAACCATGAAGAACCTGTGGTAACCGCAAACCCATTGTCTTTTGCTTTAGTGGCTAATTGTTGAGCAATGTAGTCTGTGGTAATCAGTTTTGTGTGGCTTTTATCTGAACCATCAGGGGTCTCATGGCTTGCGATAGTTGTGCCATTTACATCAATACGATACGTCCTGCCGTACTGACCACTTTTGATGTTAACAAGAAGACCTTGGACATCCCAACTATTGTTATCAATAGTATCAGCCATCTTTGTCTTTTGCAGAGTGTTGCAGATAAAAGTATAATCCGCAATCGTGATAGGCTTCAAATTATATCGTGGCAACTGTGTGTAAATATAAGGTTTAGTACCACTAGCAAAGTTCACAGTCTTCCTGTTGCCTTGCATGTCATAAATCTCAATATCACTACCTGTGAACAAGACAATATACTTCTCATTTACATCTCTGTCAATAAAATGTACCAAAGGTTTAGCAGAATCATTTATTTTACGTCCTAAGTTAGCTACTAGAATACTAGGGGGTCTCTTTTGTAAACCACCTGCTTCACTAGAATAGCCATTCAACTGTTCTTCTAGCTGTTCAGGGTGTCTGAGAATAGATGGTTGCTGAGACACACCACTAACAAGGTTCTTGATGTCTTGATTAATCAATCCCATAATCTCACCTCAATCTCAGCTCATGAACATAGGTATGTTCCAACATTGAGTAGCTATTATTGTCTACCTCAAACTCCATCAGATGTTGCCATGCTTCAGCAATCTCTTGCTGTGTAATCTTGGTCAGACTATCATCACCAAAGTAGGAGCTTTGGAAGACAAAACATGCCTTAGCTAAGATATAGTTTCTCATCTGCTCCGGTAAGTTTTCAAAGTCAAGATAAAGCACCATCTCTACATCTAAAGGGTGCTCGAATATCAGTGTGTCTTTGAACAGGTCTTTCACATAGTCACCCTGTCGAACGAGCTTTACACCATGGTTATCCTTAAGATACAAGTAGTTACTGTTCCATGGAATCTTCTTTGTGTCTGCATCAGGGTTAAGGGTGAAGTGGGGTGTTTTGTTAAAAGTCCATCCTCGGGACTGCTCTTGTCTGCTGATATTCCGCAGGATACGAAGGGCATTGATAGCATCCACATCTGTCAGTTCTTCAAGACTGTTAATAGGAGCTTCACCAATAGTACCAATGATACTATTGACTGCATCAAGTTCAGTTAATGCTGTTAGTTGCATTGGTATCTCCTTTCATTTTTAGAAAAAATAGGGGACAGCATACGCCATCCCCTAGGGTTAGTAGTTTAAAATTAAGCCTGAGTTACAACACCCATGAAGGCAGCTTCAGGGCGCAGACCACCAAAACCTTTTGCATATTTAGCAATAATTTGGTCAGCCTGATATTCAGGACGGCGAGCATGTTCCATGCCAAGACCTTTGAGGGTCAAGATACCAGCAGAAGACGGATGTGCCACAATGAATTGGCAGGTGTCTTTGTAGGCAGTAGGGAACACGTGACCATCACCCTGCATGACATTCTCATTATCTACGCCACCCTCAGTCAACAGAGGAGCTTCAATCAAATCGAAACCAATCAGTTTCGGAGGGTTGTTACCCTCAATGGTCATAGAAGCACCATACAGTTTATTGATGATGTCCTTGTTGGCGATAAGTGCGTTGAGTGCCATCGGTTTGATGTAGCAGTTGCGACCTGCCAGCGGAACATTATTCTCAGACATTTTGGTCTTGATTTTCAGCAGTTCCTTAAAGATAGCTACACCCATAGCTTCAGTTTCGCCATAGTCAGCGGTTGCCACAGTCTCGGTAACAATCAGACCCTTGCCTGTGCCTTTGACACCTGTAGTAGCATTGGTAGGCAGGTTCTCTTTGTCTTCTACAATCATCTTAGCAACTTCAGCCAAGATTGCACAGTCCTGAGCAACAGCCAATGCTTCACCCATTTCCTTGGAATACTTAGAACGCAGCTCAAAGTGGTTCATAGCTTCGTCAAGGTCAAAAATCATGCAGTCAGAGGTCAGCAGACCATCCAGCACAATAGTACGCTCATTGTGTTCAATGGGGGTACGCAGGTCATCCAAGTTCTTACCTGCTTTCAGGTATTTAGCTTTTGCTCGACCTACAATCGGGAAGATAGCAGATTTACCATGCTCGATAGTGCGCTCAGAGAAGCGACCACCGGTAATAGTGGATTGAGAGAAAGCGGTGAGAACTTCACCGGTAAACATTTTCAGAAATAAACCTAAGCGGTCTTTGCCTTTATCAGATTGTGCAAGACCGGGGTTGGCAATAATCATATCAGCCATTAAATCACTCCTTTAATAATTTTGAATAAAAAAAATAACCCTCCGCTTATGGGAGGGGATTGACGTTTGTGTCTTAACCAAAGAATTTAGAAGCAGCGACTTTACGCTCTACTTCCTGCATATAGTTAGGGTCTTTACCATAGCGTGGGTCACTCATAGCTTTAATCATCTCATTAGCATCAGTATAGCCTTTAGATTTACCCACGTTACCACTACCACCTAAAGTAGGGTTAGCAGTACCGTGCTGCGCTACCATCTGTGCCTTTACACCTGCAATGTAAGCAGACACAACAGACAAATCATCTTTGTTTACAATAGCATTGAAAGCATTAACTGCTCCTGCACCTTGGGACTGCACGAATTTTTGGATACGTTTGTACTCATTGATACCACCTGCATCCTCAATAATCTTGTTAGCAAAAGCATCAGCCTTAGCTTGCCAACCTGCGAGAGCTGCTTCTACAAGAGCCTTAGGGTAGCCTTTTTCTTCCAACAGCTTATAACTGTCTTCAGACAAGCCACCATTCTCATTATATTCAGCTTCTAAGGCAGCATAGTCGATGCCTTTACCTTCAAGCTTGGTCTTGGCAGATTCAATTTCACCTTTAGCTTTTTGGTACTCTTCCTGCTCCTCAGCAGGTTTGTCTTCTTCTTTGGTGTCTTTTTCATCAGTGGTGGTTTCCTCTTCAGCTTTGCCACCTTCAGTGTTATCAGTATCAATAACTTCACCATTAGAAACAATAGTAGTATCAGTAATATCTACCTGTGTTTCCTTAGGTTCTTCATTGACCTGTGTGTTTTGATTTTCAATATCAGCCATTAGTTTCACTACCTCCCTGTGTCTGCTGATTCATGGCATCCATAGCACCTTTGGTTGCATTAGGTATAGCAGCCTGTGCCATTGCCATCATTTGTGCTTGTTGTTGTTCCTGCTGAATCTGTTCCGCAGACTTAATCAGACCTGTGGTATCAAGATTACAACTGTTTGCCCAAGCACGAGCAACGCCTTCCCAATTCACAACAGATGCTGCATCAGGAATCTGAGCAATGCCTTGGATAAAGACAGTAAGCTTCTGTTGGTCATGTCCACGTCCAATAGCTTCCATGCCGGTAGTTACGGCAAGAGACACAATATCTTTAGGGACATCAGCAATTTCACCTTTTTTGGAAAGGATATTTAAAAGTGTATTAGCTAAGGGGAGCTGCAATTCTTGTGACAGGATAGAATAAATACCACCAAGGGTATCTTCCAGCTCATTAGCCACATAGCGGATTTCCTCAGCCGTTACACGTTCGCCACTACGTTGGACAGCAGAATTGAGCATGAACGCATAAGACAACCTGCTTTCAATAGCATCAGCAGTCATTTTAGCAATCTGCATATCTTGTGTCTTGTCCAGCGACAGGCAAGTAACATCTTCCTTGTTACCTGTTACAAAGCCACCATTTTTTGTCTTCATAATCTTGCTAGGTTGTGTCACGCCATTAGGGCGCACAAGGTAGATTACAGAAGCAGCAATAGCAGACATTTCTGCAATGGCTTTAGAGAGACCTTCAAGGGTCTTTAAGTCACCAATATATTCCTCAACATATGAGCGACTATAATGTTCACCATCCATCTTAAAGAGACGGACAGGAATCCAAGGACAAACATCAGCAGGGAAAGACTGCTCATAGCCATCAATCTGTTTCCCCTCAATCTCTTGGTAACTATAATATCTGTTGTCTTTGGATGAATAGGTGATATGTGTATAGACCTCAACCAATTCATCACCACGTTTGGTAGACAAATCAATATCTAGTTGCCCTAAGACTTCATAGGGCAGGGTATTGATAGCAAGTTTGTCACAGGTAATCATCTGAATAGGGTGTCCCACAAAGTCTCTTTGTACTACATAACTATTCAGCTTATAGACTTTAATGCCACCCTCTTTAGGAGGGAAGAACAGTAAAGCATTGCCAGCTATAATAAGCTGTTTCAGACACACCTCCATGGAGACACGCATCTGCGAAGATTCAAAGTATTTCTGAGCCGTTTGTTCTCTTTGTACTAATGCTTGCTCTATCTCTTGTTTGTCTTCGGGTTTGCTCTCATAGTATTTGAGGACATCATCTCGGATGTCTTGTCTGAAGAAGGGTGTGTTTGGGGGGAACAGAGCTAATACCAGCTTTGATGTGAGGTTATTAACACCTCTTGCACCTACCGCTTGGTAGGGCGTAGGGTACTTAGTAGTACCATTAGCTTCTTTTTTAGGGAATAAAAAAGGGATTGTATATTTTGCACAATCCTCAGCTCTGTCAATATAAATCTCACGCTCAATAGCTAATCGCTCATATAAAGCTTTTGCTGTCTCTGCCATTAAAGATTCACCCCTGTACCGCTACCAATCTGAGTGATGGTAAGCTTCTTTTTACCCTTGGTCTTAGCGTTCGGATTTTCCTTTTTGGTATCCTCAGCCACATTATCAATCTTCAAGGGTGCTGCAACAGGGGCAGCAGCAGGAGCAGCTTGTTCTACTTTTGGTTTCTTAGTACACATCGTTCCTCCTCTCTACAACTGTGTGGGATTGTATATGCCATTGCGAGCAATCGTCAGTTGTTGTCTACCTTTCTTCTTGTTAAAGGTATCAGTAGTACCACCATACTCAGGACTATCAGGGTCTTTTGCATTGGTTTCCGGTACTAAGGAGGATGCAGATACATCAGTATTTACGCTGGGTGTCTTAATCTTCCAGCACATCTTATCACTCCTCGTCATTCAAGTTAGCCATAGCCTTGATATGCCCCAGCACATCCATAACGCCCCTAATATATCCAATTAACTCGTCATTGTTTTTGGCATTGTGTGTCATAAGGCTACCAAGACTGTAGGCTTTCTCTAAATGTTCATAAATTACAGGGTTTACATATGGTAGTTTTTCTCCATCATCCCCTTTATTAGATACAATATTAATATTCATTGTCGCTTATATGCCCCTTTACTTTATTGTCTCTTTTGTGACCCTTTAGGTGTCCAAAGGATAGGCTTAAGGTCTGCATCAACATCCTCATATCTGAGAATACGAGCAACCCTTGCTTGTGTCAGTGCTTCTTCCTCAGACAAACCTGCTTTCTTGTAGGCAGCCACCACGGCATCCCATGAGCACTCTTTATCAAGGATTCTCTTTGCACCAACCTCACCAATCTTAGGGCAGCCTTTGTAATTATCGGTGACATCACCGACAAGGGTCTGATATAAGAACTGATAGTCAGCTTCTTCTTGTGTTGTCTTATGGAATGTGTCCTGAATGAAGTTGTAAAAAGGACATGGGATAGACCGCATATCCTTGTCACCGCTGATAATAACAGTAGAGGTAGAGGTAGAGGGAGCTGTTCCATAGATACCTAAAATATCATCAGCTTCAAGACTTGGGATAGACAACACATTATAGTTTTTCTTTACCCACTCAACAGCAGAATGATAGGCAAGAGGTTTTCTCTTAGCCACACGATTGAGCTTATAAGGGGGATAGATTTTAGAGCGAAAGTATGGGTAGCTAGAGAAGCACATGGTAATAGTATAAGCTCCCTCGTGCTCCATGTGACGCAGGACTTTATCGGTGATACTGACAATCATTGTGTCAATAGCATCCTTAACCTCTGCTAAGTCAGAGTGTAGTGTCCACAGGTCACCATACCAATTAATTTCCTGCTCTGCTGCTGTACAGGTGCGGAAGACAATCATGTCAGCATCAAAGTACAGGCGTAAAACTTTAGAAGCCAAGATTAAATACCTCCATCAGCAGGTGAAGCATAGCAAGTACACCACCCACAAAAAGACTGTAGAAAAGAATAAATAAGATAAGAATGATAAGAGCATACATAAAGCATTTTCCCAGCTGCATTATCATTTAAAATCACAACTCCTTTCTGTGCAGTGCTTACAGTTCATAAAGTTTTTATCAAAGATTTCAGGTGCTGCATCAGCCAAGCATTTTTGAATAGCCATAGCCAACTCTCTATGCTCCGGCATGGCTCTCTTGCATAAACGCTTAGGCAAGTATTCATACCATGCTCTAAAGTTACCTGTCACTACCAAGGATGTCTCAACACCTTGGGGTAGGAAGTAGGCAGCATCCTGTTCTGCAAGCCCATCAGCAATACATTCTTTGTAAGCATGAAGCATAGGATGCTTATCAATCATGGAATCAACAACTTCTTTAGGTACACCATGCTTTTTAGCAAAATCATACATACCATCAGGGATAATACAAGTATCAAAGATACTACCTCTAGCAGACTTACAGGTGAAGCTAAGATGGCGGTGTCTCGTGAGTTGCCCTAAGACACGCACAGAACAAGTCACCAAAAAGGAAGCATAGCAATGCTCCAAGACACTAAGATGTCCACTCTCAATAATTTTCTTGATGGACTGCTCAGTAACATTTTTGCCATAAGGTTGGCTACAGGCAGTCTTCAGCACCTCTATGTAGTTGGGGGTGATAGAAATAAGCTTAGCACTTACCATCAAAACAGGTCACCTCCTGCTACAAGTCCTTTTGCTTTGGTCTCTAAGGTATGAGGTGAAGCTACAGTTCTAAAACTACCCTGCTTACACTTAACTTCCACACGGATGCGAGTTACTATGCCTTCAAAATAGATAGTCTCTCCTAAGGAGTTCTGACGTTTGATATAGACCTTCTGACCAATCTTTGGTACAAAAGGTTGCTTTTGTTTCGACATAAGGCTTTACCTCCACAATTTTTGTTTGTCTTCCGAACCTAAAGGCTTCTGCTTTAGTGTTCATAAAAATATCAATTTTTGTCTTACCATAATCACCACCGAACCTGTCCTGAACGATGTAGCTGTGCCCATCTATGACAACTTCAGTACCTAACGGCAAGCCATCACACGCCACAGTCACACCTTCGATGGCAGGATGACCGCTGGCGGTGATGCCATCTGTCTTGCCACATTCGTCAAAGGCAGGGGTGTAGGCGGTGCAGATGACTAAGAGTAGAGTAGGGATGTTAAACATTCTTACACCCCCTAGTGACAATCAAACCAATTCCTACCAATCTTTCCCTCGGTATCTAATTGGCATCTGATTCCATAATATTCTTGTGTCTGTCTCATAGATTCTTGGGCAATTCTCACAGCTTCTTCTGCTATTTGTCTAGTTCTACAAGACAGTTGCCCCTCATCATGCACCCATGCCATGAATTGAAAATCTTTTCCATGGTCATAGCCAGCTTTAAGCATATTTTCTTCCCATAGGCATATCCATTTTTTACATATCAATGCACCACAGGACTGTAAAAGCAAATTGAGAGCTGAATGTAGACTTCTCACATGGAGATGTCTGCCATCCAACCCTCTTAAGTATTTTCGTTTCCATTCTTTAATTTTTCCGTGGTACTCAACCACGAGCGTATTCTTGACAGCTTCACGCAGCATCTTGATAGCAGGGGTAGCCTTCAGGAATTTATTCTTTACCTGCTTGCCAACCTTTTCATCACCGCCAAGCTGTTTACCAATAGCTTTATCACCAGCACCATACAAAAAGGCATATATAAATGTCTTAGCTGCATTTCTAGTAGGTAAACCGGCAGCCTGTTGATTCAATGTATGAATATCACCATTCAAGATAACATGGGCATAAGCACCTTTATCATAGGGATAAAGATAGTGTGCAAGACACCTAAGCTCCAAGCCACAGGCATCTACACCTACCTCAAACCAACCCTCAGGTGCTCTAAACAATTCCCTGCACTCTTGACCATAAGGACTACCAACGTGGGGGACTTGGGCAACATTAGGATTCGCATGGGTAGCACGTCCTGTTACAGTACCACAAGGGTTTACGCTGCCATGGATTCTACCATCAGCCTTAACATGCTTCAGCCACGCTTGGTTACCTGTAGCAAGCTGTCCAAGACGCTTAGCTACCATAAGATATTCTTCAAAGACAGCAGCTAAGTCTCTCAGTTTCTGTGGGGCATTTTCGTCACCCTTAATGAACTTAAAGGTATCACCATCAATCTTCAGACGCTCATCCTCATAGCAGTCTTCATTTTCCGGCAGGTAATTAAATTGATGCTCCAGCACCCATGCTACCTGTTGTCTGCTGCTAGGATTAAAATCTTTATATCTTTGAATAGGTACACCTTTTTTATAGCCTAAGCGTTTGTTGTCTCTTTTAGGTACAAAGACTTTATCAGGTATCTGTGGCACAATCGCCACAAGCTGAGAAGACAACACAGCATAACGCACCTCTAAGGTTTCCCTCAGCTTTTCTGCCTTTTCTAAGTCAAAGACAAAACCATTTCGCTCCTGCTTAGACATCAGCCATTGTGCTTGATGCTCCAGCTCTATAGCCTTAGCAGGTGCTCCAATCTTCATAAGGTATGTATAGAGCTTCTTTGTGACAGTGACATCCTGCACACAATAGGAGAGCATTTCTTCACTGAAAGAATCCCATGCATCCTCCTGTTCACCATACGTACCTTTAAGTTCCCCAAGGCGATAACCCCATGCCTTTAAAGACTGCCTACCAAGCAGCTTAGCAGGGAGTGTACCATTACGTACTCTAGCATGGTCAGTATCTTCTATGTTGCCACAGATAAGACGTGCAAGTACAAGGGTATCTAAGACTTGTGGTCTCCATTCTCGCTTAATGCAGAACTCAGGATAGAGTTTAGCTAACACAGCACAGTCATAGTTGATGATGTTATGCCCGCAGATGCACTCTCCATCCCTCAGAGCAGCGATTAATCGCATAGCTCCCTTTTTAAAATCATCAGGTCTGTAAGCTGAGATGTTGTTCTGTTCATCGATGATTACTAGACAATGCCCCTTAGTGACATTGTCCAGCAGACCATCAGTTTCAATATCAAAATAGAGCATAGCTTACAGCTCCACAGCATCTTGCGACAGGAAGTATTCCATATGCTCACGCTCATTTTCAAGAGCATTGATTGTCTTCTCATGCTTCTGCAAATATGCCATTTTAGCTTTATTAGCATTATGAATCATATTAGTGCAATTCTTGATGCGAGCCTTAGCAGCTTCAACCTGCTTACGAGACAACCAAGACAGCAGGGAAGTGCACCAATCAATAAGCTTTTCTAAGATTTCAAACATCTAAAAATCTCCTTTCTCTTCTTTAGTATCAAAAGGACATGCAGGTGCTTCATACTCTGACAAGTCCTTTACAGCGTTTAAGATATTATGTTCCTTGTCATATGCAAGGTATCCGGCGATACCTGTATCACCGCTATATCTATTCTTCAGCACCCTTACACGTACAAGGTTCTTCTTCATCCCCTCATCCTGCTGGTTTCTTTCAAGACCCCATACAGCATCAGAAAGCTGTGAGATAGCTTGTGAACCACGCAGGTGGGAGAGGGAAAGTGCACCACCTTCTTCAGCAGGAGTGCCTTCAGTTCTGCGTAGGTGAGAGACCACCAACATTCCTACACCTGTTTCCTCTACGAGCGAACGAAGTTTCGTCATAAGGACATCAGTAGCCTTACGCTCATTTTCGATGTCAAGACCGCTGATAGCAATGGATATGTGGTCTAAGACAACAAAGTCCACCTGCTCACCTGTCACCATGTAACGGATGGTCTGCAAGAGGTCTTCACATTCGATAGAGCCGAAGTGATTGTAGAAGACAAAATTATCCATGATGTCTTCAAAGGCTTTTTTGTACTCACTGTCAATGATAGGTCTATGGGCAGGTTTGCCTAGCTTAAGACACACAAGACCATTGGCGGTGTGCTTGACATTTTCTTCAAGCATCAACATACCAACCTTACAGTAACACTCAGTACCTAGATGATAGGCTAGTTGTCTAACGAACGTAGTTTTGCCTATACCTGTACCGGCTGTGATAACAACAAGCTCACCTTTTCGCAACCCATCAGTCATGTTTTGCAGTGGGATGTCCCAAGGTAAGGGGTAGTTCAGTGATTCTTCATGCTTAGACAATACCTCCCACAGGTCAGCACCTTTGATGATGTCAGCAGGGGTGTATGTCTTTGCTTCCCAAACAGCTTTTACAACAGCATCACTCTTGCCCTCTTGCAAACACTCATTAGGGTCTTTGCAGGGTAGCCATGCTATTTTAAGCCTATTAGGAGACAGGATACCACTGACAGCCTTTACAGCTTTACGTCCGGCATCATCCATATCAAACATGACAATGACTTCCTCAAAGCTCTCTAGCCAATTAAAGTTAGCTCTGAAGACCTTAGCAGCACTAGCAGCACCTGTAGGGATACTCACAACCGGATATTTGTTACCCTGTACCTGCGAGACTGTAAGACAATCAATCTCACCCTCGGTTATCACCAGCTTCTTGCCACCACCTTGGAACAGATGTTGCCCAAAGAACCGCTCACTAAAAGAACCTCTAGCTTCAAAGGTCTTATCAGCATATCTGATTTTCTGACCAAGCAGTTTATTATCATCATCATAGTAACAAGCTACCTGCACAGGCTGACCATGCACCTTAGAGGTAAAGTAGCCATACTTAGCACAAGTTTGTTTTGTCAGTTTTCGCTTAGGCAAGGGGGAGACCACCATGTCCTGTAGGTCTATCAGACCTTGTTTCTTTAATCCACTTGACAATTTTTTCTCCTCCTTGCTGCTGCGAAAATAGGTGTTGCATGAGAAACAATAACTATGCCCATCTTCATAGATGGTTAAGGCATCATGGCTGCCACAAGCAGGGCAGGGTTGATGTGTCTCCATAAGTTACACCTCGTCAGTAATAAATTTTATAGGCACATCATACTGTACCTTTAGCTCATTCAGCACATACTGCTGAGCATCGGATATTTTCTTTCGTCCTAGCGTATCAGCTAAGACATACACAGAAGTCTCACATTCAGGCAGGTTATATCCGGCAACTGCCTTTATTTCTCTGTCGGTCTCAAAAAGACCATTATTGAAGACAATAAAGTGAAAGCCTGTGTCAACTTCACCTTGTCTGTAAGCTTCCCTAAACAGCTCACGTTTGCGCTTACCCTTTAGGTTTCTTAAGACAACACATATCTGTGTGGTCTTAGTGCGCTCTTTGAATTTAAAGAGTGACAATACGCTCACCTTTCCCACGCAGGACAAGACCATTGGTGTCCTTCATGGTCTCTTTGAACCACCGAGAGGGAATCTCACGGCTGGCGTATTGGAAACCATGCTTCTCACACCATTCAGCCACAGTAGTCTTAGCTCCTGTACCGATTCTTGTCTTAGCGTTGGAGAATACAAAGCGTATGTCTAAATTTGGATATTGTTGTCTGATAAGCAGATGCTTCTTGCGGTCAGCAGCTTCAAAGATACCCTTGGCTTCGATGATAATGCCATTAGGCAGAATGAAATCAGGGGTATAATGGTGCTTTGTGGCAGGAATCTCGTAGGCGATGGAGTATTTTTCGTACACCTTAGGTACACCTGCGTTTTCAAGCTGCTGCGCTAGGCGGTCTTCTAAACCGCTACGATAGGGTTTGTTGAGAGTGGAAAAGCCGCCTCTGCGGTTAAATTTAATAGCCATAGGCTTTAAAAGTCTGCACCCTCATCAGCAAAGGGTACTTTATCCTCATCAAATTCTTCTTCTACATCAAAGCCACAATCATCTGCAGATACCGCACCAGCAGCAGGAGCGACGTAATTCAGTACCTGAACCGCTTTCAGAAGCAGTTGGATACCATAGACAGTAGCAGAAGCATAGAAGGGGCGCAGAAGCATACACAGACGGATGGTAGAGCCGTTACCTACTTCCATCTCTTCATCCATAGGTTTGCCCTTCTTATCAAAGACAGCCATGGTCTTTTCGATAACATCACCAGCTTTGGTCTTGATAACAGCGTTGGTCTTAGCCTTAAAGACAATATCACCATCTTTGTCCTCATGGAAACCAAGGGCAGGGGCAGAGTTGCGACCATAGCGTTTGCCGTCAAAGTCGGGGGACTTTTTCGCCATCTCCCATTCATTTTCGATACGTTGAATCAGCTTATCAGTGTCTTCTTTAGACAATTTGATACCGCAGACATACTTTCCGGTATCCTCGCCATCAAAGACTTCAGTGCTGCGGAGCTTAGGGTACACCGCTTCACCAGCAGGGGTTGTAATTTGTGCAAAATCATTCTTTGCCATGTTTGTTATTCTCCTTTATTTTTTAAAATCAATAAATTTAACATTGCCAAGTGCTGGAAGTACCAGCTCTTTATGCTGTGCCTTCAGCATACGTTGCAGGGCAATCTGAACACCTGTCAGAAAATCAAAATCATCATCAGGGCTGCATACAGCCTTGGTATGAGCCACCATACCCATAGAACCAAAAAACTTACAATGAACAGCACGTTCTTTAGGGTCTACATAGAAGACAATTTTAGCCTTATCCTCCTTAGCAGGAGCAAGCTCACCCGGAGCAGCAAGATAGGTTTCCATGCTTTCTAAAAAAGGCTTATCTAATGCCACATCATAAAGACAATACTGCCCCCTGACGTTAATGATAGTGCCTGTAATCTCACCCCTATAGCTATATGGTTGTACTCTAACTCTGTCACCAATTTTAAATTTAGGCATCCTTAGCTCCCTCCTTGGTTCTTCTAGTCTTCACAGCAGGTTTAGTACCTTTTCCGGTGCTACCACTTTCAAGACCTCTTTCGGTCTTAGACAACTCTTCAGTGGCTTCTTCAATCATCACTTCTTCAATCTTGTGAATCAACAGTTGTGCAATACGCTGACCAGCATCAATAATTTCAAGATGGTCACCTAAATTCTCCACATACAACATGATTTCACCACGATAATCAGAATCAATAATACCGACCTGATTAGCAAGTCTGAGTTTTGTGTCTCTGCCTGTAGAGGAGCGCAAGACCACCTCAGCATAATAGCCACTAGGGAGTTCCATAGCCAAGCCTGTACGGACAATAGCTGCCTTTGAAGACCAGCGGTTCGGTGTCACCGCAATGCGGTTAAGACAAACCAAGTCGAGACCAGCAGCTCCACCTGTCATTGCTTGGGGGAGGGTGGCTTTAGGGTCAAGTTTTTTGAATTTAATGTTTACCAAATTTTAGTCCTCCTTTGGGTTGATTGGCATCTTATAGCCAAGTTTAATGAGCCATTCGGTATAGCGTTTAGCCTTAGCTGCATCCTTTTCCGCAGCTTCCCCTTGCTTCTTTCCAGCTCTCATAGAGTATTTGATGATGTTGCCTTTGAGGAAACCAACAAATTCAGGAAGAGACAACACAAGCTGCATCAGCTCAATAGGTTCTAAGCCTACCATGGATGCGTAGTGCTCATCATAATACTTTGTGTTGGGGACAGAAGCATCTTTGCTGTCACAGCAAGCATCAGAATCAATGGGTGCATTTACACCGAGGGGTTCAAGCTTTTCATATCCAATGATATAGGGAGTAAAGGGATTATTAATACCTGCATCTTCAAGCTTCACACATGCAGCATATGTACCCTTCTCATCAAGGAAACCCCATTTGCCTGCATGTATACCCCTCGTTACCTTAATAGTCTGCCCCTTAAAGGCTTCGGATTCTAACATAGACAATACCTCCTTAAAATTTATTGAGAAAAAGACAACACACAGAAAGGAAATAGAAACGACGCGATTTAGATTTTGAAAAGTGTGTTGTCTTTTCTTCATGTTTGTGCCCCATTAGCATTTTCTTTAGTTACCTAAAGGAATCTAAAGGCACTATAAAGACAATAGAGACCTTTAAGAACTTAAGGTTATGTTATTAATAACTAATAATAACTTATCTAAGGTAATTAAAGGTCTCTATAGAATCTATAGGAAACTATAGTTATCTATTGTCTTCTTTCATGTTTATGCCCCATTAACAGAATATGTACTTACTGTCCAACACACTGTTCAGGTCTAAATCTCCTTTTTTGGGTGGGGCAGGTAACTCTTTACTTACAAGCGGTTGCAAATATTGTCTAAACTCTTCCAAGACATCATGTTCTGTATACATATCAACAAATGTCTTACGAACAATGCCATACATCAGCTTAGCTTGCGACATAGGGCAACCATAAGAATCATGCACCATAGTAAAGTGATTGATACCAGCATCCTTAGCTCTACATACTGTCATTTGAAGATGGCATGCATCCATAGAGTGGATGAAGTTTGGAGCAATGCCATTCGCTTGTTTTGTCTTATCAATCACACCTGTTTGGTGTGGGACATATACTCTGAATCTCTTTCCGGCACAACGTAACTTAATCACCTTAGATTCATACTTTAAATAATTTTGTTGCAACAAGAGACCTAAAGGTGTACACCAAGACACTACATTTGCATTTTTGGTGACAAGTTTGGAAACTTTATGTAACCAATCCATGCCCTCAACTGCACGTACCACAGTAGCACCCACAGAGTTCCATATCAGCTCAGCCATATACATAGCACATTGGTAAGCATTGGTTTCTGTAAAACCACAGGTAGTCTTAGCATTTAAAGCAGGTTTAATGGTGTCTTCCATAATCTGTTCAGTGTAACCACGCTTTTTAGCTCCATAGGCAAGGGTCATGGTAGGTCTTTTGGTTACAGTGCGGTTAACACCATAGTTTAACCAAATTTGTGCCATGGTTTTTGTACCGAATTTAGTCTTCAGCTTCTCTTCATCCCATTCATCAATAGTGCCTGACATAGCATCCTGCTTCAAGACAACATTTACCTTATCAGCTACCAAACGATAGATGTCATTCGGTTTGTCTTGGGGAACAAGGTTTACCGCAGTACCCCCAATAGGGTCTCTAAGGATAGCTGAGAAGTGTTGCAGACCTGAGCATGTACCATCCTGAGCATAGGGGAGACCTGTTACCCAGCCGACAATAGAGCCATGTTCAGTTATCCATTGCTTGGCTTTTGCCCATTCAAGACACCATGCCAGCAGTTGTACAGGTTTTTTGTCTTTATGTAACCACCATAAGTTACCCATAGGGTCTTTTGCTACATCAAGAATAACTTCTTCATTGTCATATACCCATTGGATGCGGTCAGCATAGCTGATTTTGTCTTCGCCTGCAAGGTTAGCTCCGGTAATGGCGAGCCATTCAATATCTTTAGGGTCTTGACAAGGAGGTGTGTCTGAAAAGAGCAGCAATCCTTTGCAAATATCATCACCTTGTGGGCTAAAAGATGGAATAGGGTAGATACGCCCTCTAAAGTCCATGTTCCAAGGAAAATAGATATTTTCATAGACACTAAATTTATCGGCAACTGTAATCATAGCGTTTGTACGATTGATAATAGAAATACGACGTTTTAAGCCTTTCCACCATGCTGCCTTATCTTTTTTATATTTTTTAATCTCTTCTGCTGTTGCCCCTTCAGGTAAGGTGGTAGGCTCAGATTCTTTTAAATCTGTACTCATGATGTGTGATTTTTCTTTACCGCAGGGGATATAGCCACGCTCCTTGCATTGCTTGATAACCTCTAAAACATCCTTATTGATATGCCATGGTGTTGCTTGAATAGCATTGACAGCCTTATAGACATCAGGTGTATCAAGCTGAGCAAGGCGTGCTTTATAGCCTTTACTGAAAGAGTTATGCACCCCTTTAAGACGTAAGAAAGTATAGAAAGCTGCAAGGTCTCCATAGTACCCTCCCTCATCATATGCTACCCAAGGTTTTGGAGGGATAATCATCGGATAGCATTTATGAGCATAATAAAGCATGTTTTCTTCGTTACGTTGCCATGCATCCACGAATTGAGGGGTAGGGACAAGATGTGCTTGTGTGTAGCTATCTGAATCCGACATCCAATAGCCTGTTGCTTCTTCTGTCAAAGTCAATAAGGCTACCCCTAAGTTGATAATACCTTCATTGTCTCCTTGTTCCCACGTGGGGCAGGTGTAACCACATTTCTTAATGGCTTGCTTCATGTAGACATAGCGGTAATGGATACCTATACGCTTGTCAATACCTTGCATTGCTTTTTTGTTTTTGTCTTCTTTAGGTAATGTAGTGAGCCAATTTTCAAAACATTTGGCTTGATATTCATACATAAGACTAAAGCCAACATGCAATCCCACGTTATTCAGAAAGGCTGCCTTTGTATTCAAGCCTGTTGTGAGGGCATTTATAAGGCAGGAGAGTGTCACAGTGGTGCAGGTGTTAGCAATAGCATCCATATCCACATTACCCTCTGCATCTGTGAATGCAGTCTTCAGGTCATCCAAGATATAGATAAAGTTTGGTTTAACACCAGCTTTTGGTTTCATGTTTTTAGTGAGCCATTGCAGCATGACATCCTTGACAGCGAGTACCTTGTGATTAAAGAACGCTTGTCCAATAGGGAGGGCAGTATCAACCATGCCTTTTTCCTTTGCGATTCTGAGTGCTTCACATGTTGCTTCATAGCCATCTTGTCTAGCGGAAGATTCCAGCTTAAGCTGCTCTTCAAACAGTTCTTTTTTAGTCATTATAAATACCTCCTAGTTATAATGGGTCTTCTTCATGTTTGTGCCCCATTGGCACTTGCTTGGGTGTTTTTTGTCTTTGGCATCCTTTGGCTTGCCTTGCTTGCCCAAAAGTACCCTTGCTTGCCTTGGCAGCTTGGGTTGCCCCGGCATCCCTCGTTTCGTTTCGTTCCGTGCGCTCCAAAAGACAACACGTTTCGTTCCGCTCAGGTGACCTTCGGTAACCACGAACATCGTTTCGCTCCGTTTGGTTGAGGGGCGGAAAAAGGGTGCAAAAAATTAGAGGTACAGTTTTGTCCGTACCTCTGTTCAGTTTTTAGCTAGTCAAGTTTGAATTTTTCCAGCAGCTCCGGCAGTGTCAATCCCAGCTTATCGGCTGCATGTGCTTGTGTGATACGCAATGCCCCGGTAGTTTGCCGTCCGTCATAGTAGATAATATACGAAAAATGTCCACTAGGGGCACGATGTACGGCAAGCTGCATATGAGCGTCTACAGTGACGAAAAATGTCTTGCCTTGCTTTTTATGCTCTCCCATTACTCTTGTACCTCCTGTATATCCAATGACACCTCTTGACACGTTGGGCAGTGCTCCAGCCAGTCAAGGTCTACACCTGCATTGAAGTTGTCGCAGTCATCTACTAGCCAGTCAATGTCTGCTTGTGTCTCAGGTTGCCAAGTTGCCAGCACGTCCCCGGCACAGTCGGGCATCCAATTTGCGCCGTCCCACGCTCTCAATGTGATAATAAATTGCTTGCCGTTTTTTAAGGTTACATCCATGTGTAACACCTCCTAGGTTATTATTAAAGCTTTAAAAGCTTTATAAGACATACAAGGCAGGTTATACCTTGTATGTCCTAAAAACTCTTAATTAAAAGGGGATAGGCTCTACTACAAGCAATGCATTGTTTATAGCATCTAAATAACCTTCCATGTACTTTATATTCATTAAAAGGGCATCTGCTGCTTCATTTTTTACATTTTTCTGCATATACTTCTTGTTGTAAAGTCTTGTCATATTAGATAAATGTTTCTGTGTACGCTCCCTCTCTGCTTGCAGTTACTGTAGAATATCCATTACTTAAGCACCTCCCACGCATCCAGCGTTGCATCCCAATCAATGGACAAAAACAAGACAAAAAGCAAGGCTGCTATGCATCTTGCTACCTCTTTTAGTACCTGATTGGTATGTTTAGATACCAAAAGGCACTCAATCAAATAAGACAAACATTTTTTCACTTTTCTTTTGTACCTCCTACATTTATAGTCTTAAGAAGTTATATAAATAACTCTTAATGAGATACACAGACAATTACTGTCTGTGCATCCGATAAAAGCTATTTATTTTGCTACCATATAGGCGTTGACTATATCCGTTATATCCTTGCCGTGCCAAGTGTAATAATTATCTTGACACAAAAACTCCATAGCATAGTCAATAGAGGTTGCCTGCTCATAGTCTGCTTGATACTCTTTTTCAAAAGCCATTGCAAGGCAGCCGCAAAAATCAGCTAGGGTAATAGTATCCGGTTGCTTGCGTGCAAGGTCTAAAAACTCTGCATATGCCTCATAAAAGCAATAGTCGGCACAGTATCCGGTGGGCATTGCATCCTCAGTAAACTTTTGAGGCAGGGCAGCTCCCTTTTTATGCAGCAACTTGTAAAAAGTGCTATGTTTATCCTTATCAATATACATAGGTTTTTTGAAGTTACCCCAGCGATTGACAATATAAGCAATTACACGGCTTATACCTTGTATATCTTTTGCATACCACTCGTTGCTTGTCTCCTCTACATAGTAGTTATCGTAGTTATCACAGTCCCATTGCAGGTCTAACTTATCGCAGATAGCATTGAATGAGTGGTTGCGCTCATCCTGCCAAACGTCCCAATAGATGTTAGCGTCTATTGCATCTTGACATACTCTCTGTTGTACGTCGCTGGGTAATTGGTCTATGGTGTAGTAGGGCATAGCTACCGCTTGCGACAATACGCCTGTAATGTTAGCAAGTACCTGCTGTGTGTTAAAGTCGGATGTAGTCACCGACACACGCCACTTTTTCCCCTCATCGTCAACGCTGGTTGCGCTTGCAGCACTGTTGACATAAGACAAGCGATTATTGAGGTTGTGCACCTGCTCAGCAGTCAAGTCAGAAATTGTAATAGTATACGGCATATAAATGTACCTCCTAGGTTATTAAGTTTTAAGAGTTAAAATAAGCCCTTAATGAGTACCACCGCCGGGGCGGTAGTACCGATAAAAACTCATTAATACATACGTGTTGTACTGTTGCCCACTCCATGAGATACATGTACATGCAGGTTAGGGACTAGGGTATGCAACATGTCTGCTACATCATATATAGCAGCTTTAAATGCCCATAATGGGTCTATACGTTGTCGGCATTGATAGGGCAGCAGATATAATGTACGCTCTTCATATTCAACATTCGGGCAGGTTGTATCCCAACCGCTCCATATAACGTCTAGTCCGTTATCTTTTTTATCAATGACATATACGCAGCACTTGCCTTTTCCTGTTGGTAGTATGTAGGCTGTATCTGCTTGCAGCAGTCGCTTGACATTGCTAACATGGTTATATTTACCAAGTGCAATGTCTTTTAATGTCATATGTACAATTTTTGGCATTTACTATGCACCTCCTAAAAATTAAAGCTTTTAAAGCTTTATGAGACACACAAGACAAATAGCCTTGTATGTCTGAAAAACTTTAAAGTGTTCTTATCTCTGCTGCCAGCTCAGTCAGTAGTCTTTCTAATTCTTCTTTTGCAATGTAGCTGTAGTTATTTTCTCGTAATATCTGTTTTGCTTTTTCCTCATAGCGTTCCGTCAATGCCAGCGGTAAACGGCGGTTGCCAAAAGGGGCATATCCGGTAGTCAACGCCATGTCCGGGGCAATTTCATATACATCACAGCCCCAGCCCTCAGCTCTTTCAGTATGCCCAAATTGAGGGGCAAAGTATAAGGTATATTGCAAACTACAATAACCGCAATAGGCTACTATAGGATAGGCAGCACGTACATGCTTTTTATATACTCTCATGATTATTTACTTGCCACCTCCTCAATCTGCAAGAGAACGTCGGCAAGGTCAAACATACCAAGGTCAGCAGCAGCACTACTCAGGCTGCCCATAGACAAATCACGCACCACACATTGCAGGGTAGTGGGTTCACCGCTCAGGCAGCTTTCACACTCTCCCGGCAGGGTAGTAGCTGCATCACAGTTCAGGTGTACCATGAGCAGCAGGGCGATAATAAGACAAACATTTTTAATCATATAAAATTACCTCCTAATATTTTTAGAGTTATCTCTAATAACTCTTTATAAGACACACAAGACAAGCAGCCTTGTGTGTCTGAAAAAAGCTATTGTCCTACATGGTGGGCGTATGTACCTTGCACACCTCCAAAAATTAAGGTAACAATATAATATTGTTCACCTACCCATACATTAATTACTGTTTCTCCATTTGGCTTATCATACACATCTACAATATTAATTGACTTTAATGTAGGCGCATAGCCGTTCAGGTTTAACAGTGCTTTTTGGATGTCCTTTTTATATTGGTTTCTCCAATTTGTCATTTTGTTGTACCTCCTAGGTTATTTTAAGAGTTTTAATAAGCTCTTAATGAGTACCCCCGGCAACGTCGAGAGTACCGATAAAAGTTTATTTATCCCATGCTTGCAAGTATCTTTTTTGCTCATATACTTGTTGTGTGCTGTAGTTAAGTGCTATACACCGGATAAAATCTGTATTGTAATGACTTATAATTACAACATCAGTTGCAGCACCCTTTGCATACGTAAACAACATATAGCCTGTATAGCCTGTATTTTTTCTTAATAGTACCCAGCTTTTTTTAGGGTTTACAATATGCTTTTTAGTGCCTTGTTGTTGTCTTCTCATTTGTTTACCTCCATTCTGTTATACCATGTTATAACACAGTAGGTACGTTATACCTTGTTATAACATGTTCCATGGTTATATAATACCACATGTTGCAACAAATTGCAACCCTTTTAATCACTTTTTTAGATTTTTTTGCAACATGTTGCCACATATGATATAATGTAGACAAATAATAGGAGGTGCATAGTATGCAACAAGATAAGCCACAAGATAGCTATATTAGATTAAGGATAGCAGCAGACACTAAGCAACAGTTCCAGCAACTATGTAAGCGCAAGGCTATTAATAGCAGTGAGCTACTCAGGCAGCTAATAACTCAATGGATACATGAGCAGCAGGATATAACTATTATACATAAGCGTAGCAGCGATATATAATAGTAGCTGATGACTGTATAATGGTAGTAGTAATAGCAACCAATGGTAACAATAGTGTCTATAGTAATACAACCAATAGCAGCTCAGGGATATAATAGATGGAGTAGGGGGCTGTAGGTATGGTAGGTCTGATAGTTAGGGTAGTTACCTAGGGCATATATACAGATACATTTTACGCCTAATTTTTACATAAATTGTACTATACGTTTGCTATAATGTACATATGTTCGCAATATCCCCGTAAAAACTAGGTAGTTATATATGCCTTGCTTGCTTATCTCATGGGATAAACGAGGTAAATTTAACATAACATATGTTATCGGACGTAACTTGTCACCTTGGGAACGTCAATGCTGTGTATGTTATTTAGATGTAGTGTATGCTATTTCGACAGGATACCAGAAGACCCCGGCACGGGGGGAAACCAAGCAATCTCTATATTATATATACCCTTTCACAATTTTTGGCAATTTTTGAAGTTAGGAGGTAGTATAATGCCATCTAAAACCACTCGTAGAAGACCTAAAGGCGAGGGGTCTATAATAACCCTCCCTAGTGGTAAAGTGCGTATCAGGGTAGAATTAGACCCTGTGGATGGCAAAAGGCGATGGCTATCAGCCACAGCAGACACAAAAAAGGAAGCTGTGGAGAAGCTGAAGAAGCTTCAGAGAGACAAAGAGGATAAAGGTCTGCAAGTAAAAGCAGAGGAAGACACAATAAAGTATCAAGGTGAGGTGTACCTTAAGCACCTAGAAGCTCAGCGGATGTCAGGGTCTGTAATAATCACCACAAGACGTGTACTTAAGCTCCTAGACAACACAGCTAATGGCTTAGCGTTATCTAAGGTTACCACGCATACTATAGATACCATGCTCTTAGAGTGGCATCAAAAGAACTATTCAACTAATACCTATCTTAATTATATAGGACGCTTAAGGCTCTTTTTCAGATGGTGTGTAGAACAAGACCTTATTGGAAAGTCACCTGTGACCTCAATGCAGAAGACACCAAAGAGTGATAAACCTAAGCATGAGGTGATTGTCTTATCACAAGAGGAGCATGAGCGAATCAAGGCTTTCCTCCTGCCACTATGGGAGCACAAGGAGAAACCTATGCTGAAGTATCAGTTCTATGCTCTGTATTGTCTTGCCTATGAAACAGGCATGAGAGAAGGGGAGCTGTTAGCTCTTACGTGGGATTGTCTTGATGATGCTGCTAATACAATCTCTGTAAAAAGAACCTTAGCTAAGGATAAGAATAACAAGACAATAGTCACATACCCTAAGACACAAGCTGGGTATCGCACAATCAAAATATCTGAGAAGACAACACAGCTTCTTATGTCTTTAAAACCCCTTAGCTTTGACAAGTCACCATATATCTTCTATAATAGGAAAAGAGATAGCTTCTATGTGGAGCGGTTGCTTATCCATGCATGGGATTTCACTAGGAAGGGCGCAGGTATCACTAGACCTTTCACGTTCCATGGGATAAGACACACAAACGCATCCAACATGATTTACAAGCATGTACCTATAGCTCTTATAACGGAACGCTTAGGACACACCAGCATAGCGGTCACCTATGCTATCTATGGGCACATCTTGCAGGAATGTTCGGAAAAACACGTTGCTGTGATAGAAGCTTAG